CCATGATGTTGATACACAAGTGACTTCGGCCTTCGGGCCGGACGAGCTTGATAAAGCTTATGAAGTCTTATTAAATGCTGACAAGCTTATAGGTCACAACATAGCTAACTACGACATACCTGTTATTAAAAATCTAGCAGGTGTAGATCTTACAAGTAAAAGAATCATAGATACTCTAGTGCTTTCAAGGTTGTTTAATCCTACTCGTGCTGAGAACCACAGCCTAAAGAGTTGGGGCTACCGCCTTAACTTTCCTAAGACTGAGTTCGATGAGTTTGATAGCTACACCCCAGAGATGCTACAGTACTGCAAGAACGATGTGCTTTTAAACTATAAAGTCTATGAAGCTCTGCGCAAAGAAGCTAAAGGGTTTTCTATCGACAGTATTAATCTTGAGCATCAGGTAACTGTGCTGCTTAAGGAACAAGAAGATTATGGTTTCTTGTTTGATCAACGCCACGCTAGTCTACTACTCGCTGAGCTTACTGAGAAAGTAGAAGACATAGTTGAAAAAGTTCATAAGGTTTTTAAACCTAAGCGCATCGAGACTAAGTTATATCCTAAGCGTCTTAAGGATGGTAGGATGAGTAAGATGGCAGAGACCCTTGAAGGAAAGAAAGTCCGACTGTCAGTTGAAGAACATAAAGAAATGATGGAGAAAGGTACTATTACTTTAGTTAAGTTAATACCTTTTAACTTAGGTTCCCGTAAGCAGATAGGTGAATACCTTAAAGAGTTTGGGTGGAAGCCTAAAACCTTTACACCTACTGGTCAACCAATCATCGATGAAGGTACACTTAACAAGATAAAGAATATACCAGAAGCTTTATTGATTGCTGAGTACTTAATGCTTCAGAAGAGAGTGTCACAGATTAACTCTTGGTTCAAAGAACTGGACGAAGAGGATGGCAGGGTACATGGTTATGTTAATCATAACGGTACTATCACAGGCCGCATGACTCACAGGAACCCCAACATGGCTCAAGTGCCAAGCAGTAATGCTCCCTACGGCGAAGCATGTAGAGCTTGTTGGGTAGTTCCTCCTAAACATAAACTGGTGGGTATAGATGCTAGTGGACTTGAGCTTAGAATGTTAGCTCACTACCTAGAAGACGAGGACTTTACAAATGAAATTCTCCACGGAGATATTCACACAGCTAATCAAAACGCAGCAGGACTTCAATCAAGAAATCAGGCTAAAACATTCATCTATGCACTTATATACGGAGCAGGAGATGGAAAGCTTGGGTCAGTGGTTGGAGGAAATAAAGCCGAGGGTAAGAGACTTAGAGAATCTTTCCTCGATAATATACCTGCATTTAGATCTCTTGTCCGACGAGTGGAAAGAGCGTCAGCAAAGGGTTACCTCAAAGGGTTAGATGGGCGCAAGATTATTATTAGATCACAGCACTCAGCACTCAATGCTTTGTTACAGGGAGCAGGCGCTATTGTAATGAAGCAAGCATTAGTATTCTTTAGTGCAGACATAAAGAAGTTTAATGCTAAGATAGTAGGTAACATACATGACGAGTGGCAGGTTGAAGTTCTTGAAGAACATGCTGAAGAAGTAGGAAGACTAGGTGTAGAAGCAATCAAAAAGGCAGGTGATGTGCTAAATCTTAAATGTCCTCTGGACGGTGAATATCAGATAGGAGATAACTGGAGTGAAACACACTGAAGAATATAATTGGGAATTTCATAGAGTTAATTCAAAGGGGAAGGTTGTATTTATACATTACACAAAAGAATCTTTAGAAGATGTAACAGCCTATTTAGATAATGAAAATATAGATTATGATGTACGTAAAAACGCAAATATGTTAAGAGTATATTATAATAATACTGCTTATCAATATTTTTTTACGACAGGAAAATGGGCAGCATATATAACAGGACAGCAGTTCCCTAAAAAACATTATTGTTCGACAGGGGTAAAAGATTTTGTAACTAGATTCTTATATAAAAAAGAAAAACCTAATTCTAATGATGACTACCACGTTCATAAAAATAGGAGAGTATTAAATGAAGCATACTAACTATAAGTTCGAGGATGGCGAGTGGTGGTACTACGGACAGGCTAATGGTAGACGTAGGCTAAAGTCTCATCAAAAGAAAAACAAAACTAGGATGTTTGTTGGCGCTAAGTATGTTACCAAGGCAGCTCCTTATCATAAGCCGGGAAACTATAGCACTACTGCTGATGTAGCCTTTAGTGAGATAGAAGATAAAATTCCTAACAAGAATGAAGGACATATATACATTGTTTCTAATAAGGCTTGGAAGGGTTGGTATAAGATTGGTAGCGCATTAGATGCTACGGACAGACTAAAGCAGTTCCAAACATCTAGCCCCTTTAGAGACTACAAACTAGAATATAAAATAAAAAGCAAGAACAGAATGTATGTAGAAAAAGAAATACATTCTCGGCTAAAAGAAAAGCATGAGAAAAGACACGAGTGGTTTAAGATGGACAAAGACAAAGCCAAGAGATACATACGAGAAGCAGTTAATGCTGACAAACAACGAAAGGTAATCCCTGATGAAAAAACTTAATACATTAGTAGAAGACATCTACTCATCTTTACAGCCTCTGTGCGAAGGAACTCCCTATCCTTTAACAGATGAAGAGATAGATAAGTTCGGTGAGAGTATAAAACAAGTACTTACCCACTGGGCGCGTCCTGCTAAACGTGACGTTGGTTTTAATTTAAGGATGTCTAATATTGGCAAGCCTCTTCGTCAGATCTGGTTCGACAGTAAGTCAACTACAAGCAACACTGTTACACCTACCACTATGATTAAGTTTTTATATGGTCATTTGCTTGAAGAAGTTTTACTGTTGCTTGTTCGAGGATCAGGGCATAGCGTTACTGATGAGCAAAAAGAAATAGAAGTAGAAGGAATTAAAGGCCACATGGATTCTAAGATTGATGGTCAGGTAGTTGATATAAAAACTGCATCTTCTTTTGCTTTTAGAAAGTTTAAGTATGGGACTCTAGCAGAGGATGATCCTTTTGGTTATCTGGCACAGCTTGCCGGATACGAAGAAGCAGAAGGTACAGATGAAGGTGGTTTTCTGGTTATCAACAAAGAAACAGGTGAGCTATGCTTACACATACCTGAAGAACTTGATAAACCTAATTCGTCTAATAAGATTAAAAGCATTCAAAAAGTTTTAAAAAGAGCGACTCCTCCTGAGGAAAAGTGTTATCCTGACATAGCTGAAGGTACAAAAGGAAACATGAGGATACATAAGAACTGTAACTACTGCCCATATAAGTTTGAGTGTCACAAGGATGCTAACAATGGGGAAGGGTTGCGAGGCTTTAAGTATTCTAAAGGTGTTACCTACTTCACTCAAGTAATCAAAGAACCTAATGTGGAGGAAGTGCTATGAATGGTAAACGAGCCAAGGCACACAGAAGACTAGCAGACAAGATAGCTTTAGCATGGATAAAGACTTTGGTCACAGACAAAGAAGCAGAACAGTATACTTCAAAGAACTTTAAAAACTATATGCCGAAGCAGACTCACATCATGACAGATAGGCAGATGCACCTAATGCCTCACTCTTATCGATGGTTTACAAGACTAGTTAAAAAGTTTGGACTCGAGCAAGCTGAAGAAAGAATCTTAAAGGCAGGAAAATTTTAATGGCTACTTCAAAGAAAATAAGAAGTGGGTTAAGGCGTAAGAGAGTTCCGCGCCCTGTAGAAAAAAATGTACCTGCTACTTATGATTCTAACTGGGAGTATGAGCTACACAATGGGCTTCTAAAGAACTGGAAGCATCATAAGGCAGAGCTTATTAGCTACACTATTACTCATACATATGAGCCTGACTTTGTTCGCAGGGTGCAGGGCAAGACTATTCTTATTGAAGCTAAAGGTAGGTTCTGGGATTACTCAGAATACAATAAGTACATTTGGATTAATAAAGTTCTTGACTCTAATACTGAGTTAGTATTTCTGTTTGCTAATCCTGCTGCTCCTATGCCACAGGCTAAGAGAAGAAAGGACGGCACTAAAAGAAGTCACGGTGAATGGGCATCCGCTAATGGCTTTAGATGGTATAGCGAGGACTCTCTTCCTAATGAGTGGATAGATAGGAAGTACAGGAACAGTGATAAGTTTAAGATTGAGTTCTACGATATAAACAAAGAGGTAGAGTAGGCGCATTAAAGTGTCACAATGCAACATATATGGCGCATTAAAGTGTTTTATGTTTCATATAATGTACAAAGCGTCATATAAGTTTCATTAGAGTAGATTAATCATGGTTAGAAATATTATTGAAGTTCAAGCATATACATGGATTATGTCTGGAGGCATCGAAACTTCAGTCTACATAGGTCAGTCTGATGAACCGATAGAAATTACTGAGTCTTACGAATCGCTGATCGACCAACACCTGGAGTCTTACATTTTTGACGGTAAGATTTCGGCACTACATCACGATGAAACCGCTGTCTTCATTGCTAAGATGAAAGAGATGTACGAGTACG